GTCACCTGGGGCGACGGCGGCAGCGCGGCGGCCTACGGCTTCGACACGGAAGAAGCCCCGCGCGCCTCGGCCAAGACCGGCACGGACGACAAAGACATTGAGTGGTAGTCGTTATGCCCACCAAACGCACACCACGCAGCACCAAGGGCAAGGCGGGGAAACCCGCCAAGCCCGCGGAGCCGGATCGCTTCACCGAAGACGGACGCAAAATCGTCCGCCTCGAGAAAACCCGCGCGCACCAGAAGTATCTGCTTAAAGATGGCTCGCAGGTTCCCGGCGCATCAACCATCTGCAAGGTCGGCGACGACCAGAGCAACCTCATCACATGGGCGTGGAATCTAGGCAATGCCGGACAAGACTTCCGCAAGGTCAGGGATAAGGCTGCGGATATCGGCACGATCTGCCATTTTTTGATCGAATGCCATTTCCACGGCTGGGTGCCAGACCTTTCTGAGTATGCGCCAGAAGACGTTGTCCGAGCCACAATCGCCTTCGGCAACTTCAAGACGTTTTGGGACGAGCAGGAACTGACCGTCTTAGAACCCGAAGTGCAGCTCGTCAGCGAAGAACACATGTTTGGCGGCACCATCGACGCGCCATCCGTAGACAAGCAGGGCCGCATCGTCCTGCTCGACTGGAAAACCAGCAGCGGCATCTACCTGTCGCAAAAGCTGCAGCTCGCCGCCTACGAGCGACTGTGGAATGAGAACCGAAAGGACCAGATCGTGCAGCGACGCGCCGTGGTCCGCATCGGCAAGGACCGCGCGGACGACCACAGCATTGAGTGGATGTTCAGCAGCGCGCCAGAGTGGGAATACTTCAAGGCCCGCTTGGAGCTGTATTACGCCGGCCAGCGCTACAAGAAAGCCGCCTAATGTCCACCGCCACCGCCCGCCAGTTTACCGTTAGGGACCGCACGTTTGGTTGTATTGTGCGGTTCAGCATCACCCCCCAGCTGGAGGTGAGCAGGCGGGCGTGTGTGCGGTGGCTACGCATCGACCCCGACATCGGCGAGGATGGCGAGTGGTGCTTTGGTTACACCTGCAGTCACGGCAACGCAGCGTTTGTCCACCTTGAGCGATACCCCGAGGGCGAAAACGCCGGGGCGCTGGTGCATGAGCTGGTCCATGCGGTGAACGGGTTTATGCGGCACCTCGGCACCGTGGACGAAGAAACCCAAGCCTACCTCATGCAGTTCTTTTATCGGGAGGCTATCAAACGACTTAAAAAATGAGCACCTACCTCATCGCCGCGGTCGGCATTGCGTACGCCTTTGTGGCCCTCGAAATGTTGGGCCAAGATCGCTACGCGCTTGCCCTTGTCTGGGGCGGCTATGCCGTCGCCCAGATCGGGCTGTGGGTAATTTCCTTCAAATGAGACACGCAGAATACATCCTATCCAAAGCAAACGTCGCCGTGTGTGGCGACAGAAACGACAGCTATGGTCCTCCGACCGAGGACTTCCGCACGCAGGCCGCCATGTTCAGTGCCTACCTGTCGCGGACGAATGGCCGTCCGGTGATGGTCACGGCCAGCGACATCGCCGCGCTGATGTGTCTGGTAAAAATTGCCCGCCAAGCGCACGCACCGAAACAGGACAACTGGGTAGACCTCGCCGGCTATGCCGCGTGCGGGGCCGAGTGCGATGCGGCGGTATGACGGACTACAGCATTATTACACCGGAAATCGCCGAGATCGACAAGCAGATCACGCTACTCAAGAGCAAGCGTGAGCGCCTGCTGGCGAAGGAGGCGAGCAAGAAGGCTAAATCGCTGGCGGCGGAAATTGCCAAGCGCAAACAAACGAAATGAACGAGCAAATCATGGGAATACTTCGCGTATTAGCGGAGAAATTTGGAACCACCACGGAGTTTTTGTGGGGTATCATGGTAAAACAGGCTTATGTCTACGGCATAACGTCTATCTTTGTTTTTGCCGTAACCTCAGTGCTTATTTTCGGGTGGAACTACTTGGTGTTTCGCTATGAAATTCCAGAGGACGACGACGGAGACGCGCGGTTTGGAACATATATGTGCCGACTGGGCGGGCTGATGCTTATTTTTATTTGGACGTGCTTGTTCTTGAGCGGAATGCACGACGTATCCACTGCGCTGATCAACCCAGAGTATTGGGCGCTCAAGCAAGTAATCGGCAAATGAATTTAAATCTGCAGGCTCAATCGGGTTCTTGCCGGGATTCCATGTGGTGTGGTCCCGCGGAGCAAACCGGGATGCCCAGCCCCACGGAGCAAGACCAGTGGGGCGCCTGCACATACTTTGACCCCCGCCATCTTTGGCGTGAGACCTTGATGGATAACGGGGGTCTAGCTGCGGTCATTGAGGGCACGACAAACAGAACCGTTCCTGCTCCCGACGGAGCATACGCCTGCGTGAGCGACCTGAGCCGTAGCTCCATTGTGCCTGCCAACGCCTCTGCTTGCATGCGCAACATGGACCTGAATAAACAGGTTTCGCCCATGGGACGCCATGGGAATGCGGACGATATTTTTGTCGGGCAGCGTAGTAGACCGGATGAGCGGTATGGACTAGGAATCCTCGGTCGCCGCCCCATCGAACTCGGGAGGTCGCCGTATGGTGATCGTAAGTTTGGACACCCGTGCGCTGAAAAGGTGCGGCCGCACCGTCCCCGGCAAACTTTACATGATCCATGAGTTCGCCCGCCCCGTCGCCGTCAAGACCCCGCTCGGCCTCGGCAGCGTGTGGTATGTCGAAACCGGTGGCGCCTACTTCAACGACATCTTTGCCGTGATCCTCGAGGCCACCGGCGAGGTGAAGCACATGCGCAGCGACCAGTTTGTAGTTTTGGCCAATCCGACGATGGATATTAAGAATGAGGCAACACCAATCACAACTTGCTCCAGAGCTTAACAAGTTTCATAAGGGAAACGGGCGGGATGGCAAACACTATTGGCTAACACCATGGGACGAGCCAGCGATAGCACAGTTAGCAGCTGACTACGGACCATTTGACTTTGATCCGTGCCCTTTCCCAAAGCCAGAAGACTTTGATGGATTAACGTGCGAGTGGGGGCAGCGCAACTGGGTAAATCCACCTTTTGGATCTATTATGCACATGGGTAAAAAAAAAGGCCCAACCGCGTGGATGCGAAAAGCGATTGAAGAGCAGGCCAAGGGCAAACTTTGCATAGTTGTATACCCAATAGACAAGTGGGTGCTAATGATGCTTAACGCAGCGGGCACAGAGAACATTAGAAATCTTGGCGACGTGCGATGGCTGGCGACCGAAGACAGAAGCAGAGGTAAGGGAACCGGCCGACACATTGCGGCGTTTATTCTCCTTCCGAAGTAATGAGCAACCAGCACGCCCAGAGATTCAAGCCCACACCGCACCCTGTCATGCAGGTCGATCTCGACTTGCTGGAAAAACTGGGGCCGGAAGACGGCTGGAAATATCTCAAGACACGCGAAGAGCTGATCGCCCGCGAGGCATCAGACCCGTTTCGCTACGGCTACATTCCGCCTGTATGGAAACGCGCCAGCGAACTCCTCGAAAAACATAGAGAAATCCTCGTCATGGGCGGAAACCGCAGCGGCAAGACCGAGTGGGCGGCCAAGGAGGTCATCAAGACCATGTATTCCAAGCCCGGGGCGGTCGTCTGGTGCTTCCAAACCACTGCGCCCAACTCCATCGAGCTGCAACAGCCGAGGATTTGGAAATATATGCCGCCGGAATGGCGCAACGCCCGCAAAGGACAGGTTACCAACATCACCTACAGCGTCAAAGGTGGCTTCACCGAGGCAAAATTCGTTGCACCAAACCAATCGATCTGCATTTTCCGCAACTACGCGCAAGATCCGTCCACGCTCGAGGGCGGCGAGATCGATTTCGCCTGGGCGGACGAGCTGGTCCCGCTTGATGTCCTTGAAACCCTCCGGTTCCGCCTCGTAGACCGCAACGGCAAGCTCGCCGTCACGTTCACGCCGGTTGAAGGCTGGTCGCCAACCGTGGCCGACTACCTGAGCGGCGCCAAGACCATCACCGACACCGACGCCGAGCTGCTGCCCATATACAAAGACAAGTCTGCGCTACAGCTAGGCGTCGAAAATGCCATAGGAGCGGTCAAGGCGACGCTGACTGGCGACATTTTGTATGATGGCGAAAGTCATCGCTACATCGCCGGCTACGAGAAGGTGCCCATTGAGCAGATCAATCCAAAGGGCCGCCCGATTCTTTACTTCCACACACAAAGCAATCCCTGGGCCGGCTGGTCGCGGATGAAGAAGGAGCTGCAGAGCGAGACCAAGGAAAAAATCCTCTGCCGCGCCTACGGCGTGCCGACCAAAGCCATCAGCGGCCGCTTCCCGCTTTTCACCGAGAAAGTCCACGTCATAAGGCACGCCGATGTCCCCAA